TTACACCGATGATGGATTGGAATGACTAAGCCCACAGTGGCCACAGAGCACGCACTACAGCGCTTTCGCCAACCATCCGTACCACTTTCGTACCAGCTCTGCTCCCACGCACTGACGCTTTTCCCCTTTTTTGCTGGCTTTCGCAATTCCGAGAGTTGCCACTGCTATGCTTAATTTCTTTCAAAACGAGTCGCATACGATGGCTAGTGACCACCCACTGTAGGGATGTGCTGGAACGGCTTTACCAAAATCTACTGGCCCTGGAAGCCGCTTTGGGCCTAACCATAAATTCTGTGCTTGAAGAAATGGATAATTCATGGCTAACAAAAAGATATTGACCATTGGGCTTTCACTGGCAGATGACGAAACTGAATTTTGTGATTTCGATTCTGACATTTCTCTTTTGGACTGGGACATAATCCTTTTTAAACCAGACATCAGCGACTACATCTATAAGCGCGAGAGCACCTTCGAAGGAAAACCGTGCTTATCGGACGATCAATCATTCAAACTAAAATCGCAGTCTGAGCATTGGCGGAAAGAAATAAAAGCAGCCATTGAGCATGGGAAATTAGTATTAGTATTTTTAAGCGATCTAACCCCACTAAGTATTGCAACAGGAGAAAGGAGATACTCCGGAACTGGCAAAAATCAAAAAACCACAAGAATCGTCACAAACTTCGATAACTATCAGTCAATACCATTAACCCTAAAACCAAGAATATCTAAGGGCAAGGAAATAAAACCTTCTGAAAAAAACTTTGAGTGTATATCTTCCTATTGGCAAGAGTTCTCAAAAGTCTCATCATACAAGACTATCATTGAAGGAGAATTGACGCCGTGCCTGCTAACCCGGCATGGGGATAAGGTAGTAGGAACTATTAATAGATCAAAAAACTCTAACGGCGCGTTGCTTTGCCTCCCTGACATCGAGTTCTACCCTGAATCCTTTATAGTTGGTGACGAAGACGAAGAAAATGAAGGAGAGTGGACAGCAGAAGCAAAGCAGTTTGCATCAAGGATGATAAAATCAATTATTTCGATAGAAAAATCCCTACGATCTTCTGCCGAATTAACTCCTGAACCTGACTGGGCGAGAGATCCTAAATACAAATTAACCCAAGAAAACGTAGCGTCTCAGAAGCTTCTAAAAATCGAAAAAAATCTTGAAACTATTCAAGCTCAAAAAGAAGCTATAATCGATGAGATAAAAGATTTAGGAAGACTTAGAAATCTTTTATTCGAGAAAGGAAAGCCATTAGAATTCGCAATTTTAGATGCCCTAAAAATAATCGGTTTCGAAGTTTCGCAATTTGATAACGGCGAGTCTGAATTCGATGCCGTTTTTGAATCAAAGGAAGGTAGGTTAATTGGCGAGGCCGAAGGTAAAGATAACAAACCAATAAATATTGATAAGCTACGTCAGCTCGCGATGAATATACATGAAGATCTTGAGCGAGATGAAGTTAATGGTCCCGCCAAACCAGTATTATTTGGAAACCCATACAGATTGCAGCCTATAAATTCTAGGTTAGAACCATTCACAACAAAATGCATTTCTGCTGCAACGACAAGCTCAACAGCTCTCGTGTTCACACCTGACCTTTTCCTCATTGCCAAATACTTGAAAGACAAGCGCGACACAAGATATGCAACAAAATGCCGAAAGACTATATTAACCTCTGTTGGTCACGTTAAATTTCCTGCTTTGCCAGATGAGACATATTCAGACAGCGAACAACCAAAGAGCGATAACACATAGCGCAATATTTTGAGGGGCAAACCCGATCAACATAGAGTTGAGTTTGGTAAACTCCGAAAATTCCCCTATGCTCAGGCTGGGGGAGCACATCGTCACTATTAGAGATAGGCAGGAGCTGGAAATGGATAGACTGGAGCTTCACCGGAGATATTTGCTACTGAAAGAGATGGTCAGTACTGGTAAATTTCACGTAGCGGAACATCTAAAGTCTCAGTTTCAAGAAAGTTTCGAAAGAATCCAAGTTCTACCCGACGGCATGGTAGATCCTGATTCGATTGATGGCTTTATAAGATCTTCTCTCGGAGCTATGGCATACATGGCAGACCGCCAAGAGTGGAAAGAGCTTGTATCATTGAAAGAAATTCAAGCTGCCTACTTCAATCGCGTACAAGAAGCCTTTAGCACCCCATATGAAATGATGAAAAAAGCGGAAGTGGATCCGTATAAATTTTCTGGATGGTTTGCATCAGACGATAAGCGAGTAAATGCGAACATTGAAATAATTGACGACTTCACTGCTGAGATCTTAAAATTCTGGTCAAATATTAGTGAGCCAACCTGGATCCACCTTGAAGATAGCCTTGACACTAAAGCAATTTTTACTGGGGAGCTTTTTCCTGACGGTCGATCCAATCTTGCCAGCTCAACAGGCATATACTTCGACACCACAATCCTCCCAGATCCTTTCGTAAAAATATCTTCACTATTCGCAGTAATGTCTAAGCAAGAACGCGTTGAGGAAGTCTTACGCCTTGCACTACAGGTCCTCCAATACAAAGACATCGCCTTGCTGGATTTGGACAAACCAATAATAGCCATACTTCCAGATCGTCATCGATTAGATGAACACTACGAAAAATATATTAATCTTTGCGCCGAGCAGGACACCATTGCCTATGGCAACTCAATATTCGGCCAAAAATTCAGCGAGTCAAGAGAACTTCTTGAATACCTACGAAGCATAAAAGACCCTAGAAAATTTTCAGAGATCGTGAAAGACCCGAAGAGACTGGCCTTCTCTACTGAGTGGGATGGAAACTATGAAAACCACATTAAGCGATACATAAAAGAAAACCGACAGACGCTAGGTGTAAAAAGCCCTGGCGACGCAGTATTTTTTAATATATTTAGTCATTTCTCTCAAGCTAACAATGCTCTACAAAGAAGCTCCTCTCTTCGCGGAACACCAGTAATTCGCGCAGAGACTAGTTGGCTCTGGTTCAACATAATGCTACAAGAAAACTCTGAGACCTATGATGAGCAAGGGCTAAAAAACCTTCATATTTCGAGAGCATTGCAAACCACAGTAAAGAATGAAGTATCTTGGCTGGGGCAAGTCCCGATAGACGCATTAATCGAAATTCGAAAATACGGCGCCATTGACGAAATACGAAACTTATTGGGTGCAGGTATTTCAGAAATCATCAACGCTCGACCAAATAACTTTTTCCGCACAAGCGACCATATACTAAAAAATCTTCAAGGTGCATTTACTGACCATGAGACAAAAATCAAAGAACTACGCGGAAAGCAGTGGAAGTTCGCTGGACGAGACATAGGTTCATTTATCGTCGTTGGCGGGATTGAGATTGCTGCGGCAATAACTGGAATACCGGCTTATGGTGTATTTGCGACAGCTGCGAATCTCACAGGGATAATCCCAAATGCAAAAGATTTAAAAGAAAAATTCACAAATATAAAAAAAGAAAATGCAGAAATTGCCAACACAGGAGTCGGCATACTTTTCAAATCAAGAAAGTAACTTATAAATCCGAAGCACAACAATATAGCGATTGTGCTTCGACTCCATTTTAAAAATTCCAATTCATTTTTTTAAAAGAAATATCTTCCTTACCGACCCAGTCGTTCAATTGGATCGTACGCGCCTAAGTCGGCTCCAATTCATTGGCCGCATAGATCTGCGCCGCCTCCCTGACCGACCCAAACCCATCCGCGTTCTGCAGCACAATACCCAGCAGGTACGGCGGATACGCAGTTTGGTTTTTATCGAGTTCATTTTTGTTTGGCAGAAAACGCTACATGCTATCAATTCTTGGTAGCCAGATTCTGGGGCATGTTAAAGACAGTCCGGGACTCATAGTGTCGAGAAGGAATGTGACGTTGAGCGAAGGCAGTACAAACGAATAGTACAAACGAAAAAGCCCGCGAACTCTAACTAACTGAATTCATGGGCTTTTCTAGATGTAGCGGTTAAGGGGATATTCGAAAGGACTCGCACCAGCAATCTCGCAACCGAGGCCCCGGAATACAAGGGCTCCAGCGGTGTCAATTGCGCAAAAGCATTCGCACGCCATTCCCACGAGCATCAGCATGCACCTCAATACGCGTGCGCATCACACGTAAGAAAAAAGGGGACAGATTTATTTATACCATCGCTGAGAAAAAGCCAATCACCAGACAGCAAAAAACCATCTCATCGGCGGCTAAGCCTCTTAGAACTGACCTTTAGCGATTAAGCCTCAGCTCCTCCGACGTGTGAGGCTTGAGCCAACCGCCCAAGGGCATTTGTTGCCGTTTGCCAGCCCAGCCCACAAGTCCAGAATCGCTCCGGCATGCCAGCATCAAAACGAACATTGACGCGTTCTTTGGTGGCTACCGATTTGCCCGCCCCTGCTTGGGTTGAGCATTTCCCTCGCCTGAGCTTTGCCAAATAATCCCTTAAGCACCTCACTGGCTAGTTTGGCCTTAGCAAAGTCCTCAGCCGACCATTCGGGGGCAAAAGGGGACAGATTTATTAATATTTGGAGGAACCCACTGGGATCATCGCGTACTACCGCGAAAAAGGGACCGGTAAAGAGAAGGTAGTGAGAGCAGAGAATCAGAGTATGCCGCGACGATTACGCTGTTATATGCTACGAAGAAAACGGCAAAACGTGCAGTAGATCGAGGATGGAACAGACCTGAGGTCAAAAATAACCCGGAAGGTTTGGCCTTAAAATGGCTAAAGCCATCTGTTCTGGACTACGAACCCAAATTTTATAGGCCATCACCAACCCAGTAATTTTATTTGCAGCGACTGCCTTATAGAGGTATTCGTAGCCCTGTACTCGGACGAAAAACCTAAGTATTCCATCGCTCAACGTAAAAAACTCATCGTGGTCTAAATCCAAAGCTTCTGAGGACTCAAGCAGCTTTCGATAGTAGAAGGCAATTTCGTCTTGGTCGTCCCCCCCTTGAGCACCTATCGGTAGCGTCATATCCGGCCGACCGTTAAATCCTTCGTGTGCAACCTTGTGGCATTCGTAACACAGCGTAATTCCGTTGCCGAGTTCATATCGCGCCTGCGAAAGCAATGTTCTTCTAAAAATATGATGCGCTTGGACCCGATCGTCAGAATTACAGACGACACACTGGTGTGTATCCCTAGCTCTGATAAACCGACTCCAAAGCGCAAGACACCATCTATCTGAGCGGTTGTTATCAATTGCTCTATAGAGCCTATCTCTAAGCCTGATCAACTTTTCCTTATCGATAACAGAGATTTTCGAACAACTCACAACTCGCTCCTTGATCATCGTAGATTGATTGCGCCCGCCAGCCTCGTACTGCGCAGCTCCAACTAGAGATATATTTATGTTGAAACAACACCGAAAGGTAGCAAAAAACGGACAGCTTTATTTATACGCTCGCTGACAAAAAGCTAATCACAAGACAGCAAAAAGCCGCATCATCCGCGGCTTATTTGCCTTAGGCCTTCAGTTCATCCGGTGTATGCGTCTTAAGCCAATCAGCCAAGGCGGCATTCATTCGCGTTTGCCAGCCTGGTCCGGAAGCCCTGAAACGCTCCAGCACGTCAGCATCAAAACGAACATTAACGTGCTCTTTAGTAGCTACCGACTTCGGCCGCCCGCGCTTGGGCTTGAGCATTTCCTTCGCCTGAGCTTTGCCAAACAATCCCACAAGCACCTCGCTGGCTGGCTTGGCCTTAGCAAAGTCTTCAGCCGACCACTCAGGGTTCGCTGTATCGACCTTCTCAGGATTGGGTTTCTTGGTCATAATTTTTGACCTCCCGTTTGTTGGCTTTACGAAAGCTGATGACGTGGACCGCGTCCCCCCGTGGGGTGAACACTACGACATGCAGCCGATCCCCTATGTATCCCATCGCTCGATAACGACACTCACCGTAGTCGAATCGATCATCTTCCACGATCAAGGCCGTAGACCATTCAAAGTCCCGCACTAACGCAAACGGGAGTCCGCGTTCTTCAACGTTACGAGCGTCTTTGGCTGGGTCATAGGTAATATGCATGTGATTATCGTATCCACAATAAATCATCAACACAAGGTGCGCGTCGAAAGCCTACCGAGCGTGCACTCGGGTTACCACCGATGATTGGCTGGCTGGGCTTGAGAACCCGCCAAGTACCTGACAAGCATCCCTGATAAACTGTGCCCCATTCGCCTCGCTGACTCAGATCCCCCATGTCCCTACAAACCGCCCCGCTCTCCCGCCGTTTCTCCGTCGCCCCCATGATGGATTGGAACCACTAACTCTACAGGCCTTTAAATACAAGCCCTGTAGCGAACCATAAACATGTCCGTACCACTTCTGTACCACCCCCTGCAAAGAACGGCAGTTCTTCGCACGTATCGGCCCCGCGAATATCCGCTGCTATGCTTCAAGCTTTAGGAACCAGGACGATATTGATGGCGAGCGAATACTCACTAGCGGATGTGCTGGAAAGGATGTATGAGAACCAACTGGCGTTAGAGGCGGCAGTAATGGAGCTGGTGTTATGGACAGAAGAGCGTGGCGAATTGACGACTGGTGGAAACGTCCGTGGCGCCCTTCAAACGCTTGGTGAGAATGCAGGCCACATCAAACAAGGCTTAGCCAAGCTGAAGAAGCAGGATCGCCCGTAAAAATTTATCGCCAATGCGGAAGGATACTCAAACGTACCGGGCGTTCGAATCTCTCCTTCACCGCCAAATTGCTAAAACGCAAATCCCTGATTTTCCTAGAGAAAGTTGGGGATTTGTGGTTTTGACGTCCAAAAAAAGCCGCCATGGGACCACCATGGGACTGGCGCCCTGTTTCGGTGCGGAAATTCGTGTGTTGACCAAACCTTGATTTGAGCCGAAAAAGGGGAGTATTCGGCGTTTGATGGAAATCGCTCGCAGGGTATTTCCAGTCGAAAGGAAGGCATATGGACGGAATAGGCAAGCGGCTTAGAGAGGAGCGCGTTCGGCTCAACTATACCCAGGCTGCTTTTGCTGCAGTGGGCGGGGTTTTGGTCAATGCCCAGGGAAAATATGAGCGAGGGCTGCGCAGTCCCAATGCTCTATATCTCGCCCGATTGGCTGAAATAGATGTCGACGTGATGTACGTCTTAATCGGACGATGTAAGCGTTAGCTTGCTAGGTAGTAGCGATCCGGGAAAAAATATTCCACGTATTTGTAATGGCATAGGGTATCAATTAAGCGCTCGTTTTAATTTCCGCTTTTGATTTCTTGAAAAAACATCGTACTTGAACAATCTTACATGTCTGGTCATTTATGGATGAAACCGTCATGCCTGCTACAAAAGCGAGTCGTGACTGCGCAAAATGCAAAAAAAAGTACGAGCCAGCTACAGACGCGGAACCCACTTACAAGGTTTCTACGAAGCTAGAGCTACTTTGCCCCAAGTGCAAACGGGAATACTCAACGGAGATTGTCAACGCGGCACTTCGCGTCAATGTTGAGAAAATGTGCATACTGGCGGGACATCGAAAACAGTAGAGTCAGCGAAAAAGTAAATGTGAGCTATTTGTTTTGCGCACATATTCGGGTAGCGGAGGGTATAGGGCTTCGGCTGAAATGGAACCTTGCCGGAGGCCTCCACCGCCTGCTGGAACGCTCGACGGACCGAAGCGCCATTAGCCTTTGGCTGTTATAGAGCGCTGCCAATAACGCGCCCTATGTTCAATGGCCCCCCACATCAAGGCCCGCTACGGCGGGCTTTTTTGCGCTTGGCGGAAACCAGGCCCCGGAACGCTGGTCTACCATTAATTCTGCTTCTGGTTAGAGCATTTTATAAAGGGAGAATAACGTGTCGTTACCCATCACCGTACGGCAGATGAATGCCCTACGGGCGCTGCAACGGACGGATCCGGACCTGGGTGAGCTGGCCACTGCCATTGCGCTGGCCTTCGATGCGACAAAGGTCGAGAACCCGCAGATGGCGCGATTGATCCTGGAAAAGACCTGCCGTCGCATGATCGCCCGGCAACCCGGCAGTCATGAAGCAATGATTCAGCATCTAGCGACCTTCGGGAAGTTGAATTGCCTGACGCCGGTGCAGGTCAGTGACTTTATCGTTCGAGTCAGAAGGCACGCTTGATGTTGCGCCATGGTACTGATCGCCAATGCCTGTCGCCCCGATTCCAACGTCCCATCTAAACGTGAATATCTGACGCTGTGTTAGCGAGAGTGTGCGCGCGTGAGCGCAAAGGTCGTGAGTACTGCGCATTGCCGCACAAAGCCTCAAAAGCAGCCCGCCCTAACACCTCTCGCGTTTTCATGTTGACCCACGGGAAAGAGGTTAGGAGGGTTAGTTTTTTTCAGGGCGCCTTGAAAGCCTTGTTTATTATGGCTTTTCGAATGGTTGGCAAGGTTAGCTTTTGGGTTAGGTCTGGTTATTTCCTAACCTTTATTAGCGTTAAATACTCAATATATTAATTCCTTTAAAAACAATAGGTTACGAATTACTAACCTTTGACCTAACCCAACCTAACCCATCAAAGTTAGGTCTCAAGCCCAACAAACACGGGCCTTCCAAGTCACAACACCCCCCTCAAAAAAAAACTAACCTTTTTCCCGAGGCACCTACTGAATTCAGCTGTGTGTGCGTGCTTATGAGCGTTGCCAAAAACATCCACCTTCGCAGGATTCCGCAGGTTTTCTGTACCCTCTAAAACGCCGAGCAAGCCCCCAGCCTACGCCGTCGAGAGTGGTGCGCAGGTGCGCAGAAAAAACGCCCAATTTAGCCCGCAGGCGAAGTGGGGGGACGACGGCGCGCGCCAGGTTCAGGCCCTTCCACTAATGCCTTGTAGCACGTCAATGCCCCTATTTTGGCACGTGAATACCCTGAATCTCATACAGGCCCCTCCCCCTGCAGCTCGTCGCCTCATATGGCGTCGATGACCAATCTCGAATACTGTACACACATACAGTATAATAAGCAGTCACTTACATGTCCCATCAACAGCTCAAAAAGGAATGGCTCGCCAAATGGCAGCGAATCCTCGACGACAACTCGTTTCGGATGGATGGAGACCGACCGAGGCGCGGCGCGGCGGTTCACCAGGCTCGACAAGCGAATACGGTTATGTGCGAAAGCTCTCGCAATACAGCGGCATTCATGACTTCGTGGCAGAACTGAGCATACCCAATGCACCGGCGAACTCAGTGGGTGATTTGCCGCTTGAGCGCTTCAACGTCGCCCCTACAAACCAGGTAGCCAGCACGCGCGTACCTGCCCCACACAAGAAAATAGACCGCTGAGGCTGATAGGACTTGATTTTCCTGCAGCAGAGTGTCTAATCAATTACTCAAGCTTATTCGGACTAAAAGCCCCGAAAAAGCCTTCAAGATGAGAAGAGAATTTATTGTGATCATTGATCTGACCGTAAAAAATTTCCGGTCCCTCAGGGATGAGCAGATTTTCAGCATGAATGTTGAGAACCCGAAGTCGCATCTCCTCGGAAGCATCGCAACGACGGACAACGATAAGGTCAACATTCTCAAAACAGCTGGCATATATGGTGCAAACGCGTCAGGGAAATCAAATCTACTGCTTGCGTTCCGCGCCCTTCAGTGGCTCGCCGACGATTCGGGCGATTTAAAGGATGGAGAAAGTATTCCGTGCTATGAGCCTTATCGACTTTCTAAGGAGACGATCAAGCAGCCTATATCGCTAGAAGTTGAGTTCCTGAACGATGACGGTTTACGTTATGTATATTGCGTGACCTATAACCGCAAAGAAATAATTTCAGAAAGTCTAGATTATTTTCCGTCGCGCCAACGAGCTAATATTTTTCGCAGGGTTGAGGGTGACTCTTGGGAAACAATCAGCTTTGGGAGCCATTATAAAGGTGGCGTTAAACGCATCCCGTTCTTCAAGAACAACTCATACTTAGCTAAAGCAGGCAACAACGCAGCGGCTTCGGAAATTATTAAGTCAGTATACCAATACTTCCGTAGAATATTTCGATCAGGACTAAAGCGCCCATTAGATGCATCAGTTTTTTACGACACAGCTTCTATACTCGACCATGTAGCAAAACTGCTTTCGAATGTAGATACCGGAATTTTAGAAGTCACCAGAAAAGAAAAAAAACTTGATGACTTCTTTAACACACTATCTTCAGAATTACCCGACGACGTACGAAAAGAAATAGAAAAGCGAAATAAATATGATTTTATATTTACTCGCCAGTCAGAGGATGGTGACAGTGTCAAATTTACACTAAACAACGAGTCCGACGGCACGCAGAAGTTATTTAATTTTCTTCCTATTCTATGTATGTCTTTTGCCGCAGGTTCTGTCCTAATCATGGACGAGCTTGATAATAGCTTTCACCCTCATATCGCCGAGTTGATAATCAAGTTATTTAACGATCCAGAAGTTAACCATGGCAACGCACAACTGATTTTTAGTACCCATAACATCAACTTGATGTCACCTCAGCTAATGCGGAGAGACCAAGTGTGGTTTACTGAAAAGAAAAATGGAGCTTCGACCCTTTATTCCCTGGACGAATTTGATAAATCAACTGTCAAATCCAGCACTCCTTATAGTCACTGGTACGACGAAGGTAGATTTGGTGCTCTTCCTCTAATTAATTATACTGAGATAGCCAAACTCCTGTCGATTGAGAGTCTTGAGGGGACATACTTCCCCTCCGATGAAGATAATGAGGAGTTTATCCAGACGGGAGAGTCCGATGCCTAAGTCACGGAAGGCTACCGTCCGAAAAATCCCTAACAAAATGCATATATATTGTGAAGGTGAAAAAACAGAACCAAACTACATCAACGCCTACATTAACAGCCTGGAAAACCATGCGTTGCGCAGCGTTATTGTCGTAGAGCCGACCAAAAAAAACACTCCCATACAACTTGTTGAGGTAGCAGTTCAACATAAGCGTAGTCGATCAACCCCCCCAGGCGATGTTTTCTGGGTGGTATATGATAGAGAGTCGACAATCAAATACTCAGATTTAATGCATGATAAGGCCTACAAAAAAGCCAAAGACAACAACGTCAATATTGCGCTTTCAAATGTATGCTTTGAGCAATGGATACTAATGCATTTCTTATCCAACGCACAGCCTTACTCTTGCTTCGATGACCTTTTACAAAAAAGTCAGCTTCGAAAAAAAATATTAGAGCGAACTGGAAATAATTATGAAAAATCCGGTAAATCGCTGTATTCACATATAGCGAAAGACATCGCGACAGCTCGAACAATAGCTGCTGCGATTAACAGAGACACATTAGCTTCGGCTGCGCCGGGAAGAAACAAGCCTCATCATTTGAACCCTTACACAGATATTCCTAAATTACTCGATGCTATAGATGAATTTGAATAACAGTTTTTGGTGTTTTAACGTACTTTACAGTAGTCGGCCAGGGTCATATGACCCTAGTCGGTTACTTAATATGTAGCTCAGTTCCTTCAAAGAGTTGACTCGATAACCTTGAACCGGATGATCTCTTCGCCAAGCCACTCGTTGACCTGGGCCAACCTCGCCTGCAACGGCTCCAGTTCATTGACCGTCCAAATTTCAGCAGCCTCTCGCAATGACCCAAAACCACCGGCGTTCTGCGGAACGATGCCCATCAACTGCGGCGGGATACGCAAGGCCGCGAGCAAGTCGTCGCGGCTGATGTTCTTAATTGAGCTGAATTCATCCTTGGCTGCGACCTCGCTGACCGGGATCAGCTGGATGCCGTCCTTCTTCCCGGCGGGTGCGTAGACGAACAGGTTGCGGAAGTTGCCAGGCCCTTTCGAGTTCTTCAACGCGGTGCGCAGGGAGTCGATGTCCTCTTCCTTCTGCGCCGCGTCAGTCATGTACAAGATGAATCCGGCGTGACTGCCGTTGTTGTAGTACTTGCGACGGAATAGAGTGGCGCTCTCGTTAAGCAGCGCGCTCTGCAACGCTGCCAGCCACTCCGGCAAGCCGTAAATCTCCTGGTTTATGTCCGCTTCGCGCAGATGGCAGATTGAACCCGGTGCAAACTCGTGCTCATCCTTCCAGCCGCGCACTTGGTAATAGGTTTCCATGTCGACGCCTCGACGCATGTACTTCGCCAACGGCGGCAGCAAGCCCATGGTGTTGCGCAGCATGTTGTTGCGCTTTTCCAGGTAGCAGTTGCCGCACCAGAGCCAGTCCAGAGCGAACTGCTCAAAGGCCTGACGGCTCAGCAGCCGGTGAGGAACGAACGTGCGGGCGAGCATGTTGCGCTTGAAGTTGAGGCCGGACTGCAGGTACACGCTGGCGCGCGTCGTCTTGGCTAAGCCATCCATGGACATGGGTGTTTCGAACCAACGCCCATTGGCCCAGCACTCCAGATAGTCGAGGATCTCCCTGCTATCGAGCACAGGCGCCGGATCACCGAAGGTGAATGCCTCGACCGGGCCGGACTCCGGCGGGAGTACCTCCCCTTCAGCAGCTGGCAGAACGGTGGTCAGTTGGGTTTCGCGCTTACGTCTGCTCATCAATAGGACTCCATAAATCCGGTATTCGCCGTTGTCTGCCCTTCAAGAGGCTCGTTGTGCAGGGCGTGGAAGGTCGCCCACGCCAGGTCGGCATGGCCTGTCTCGTCGGTGCGACCGGCCGTATAAGTGAACTGGCGCCCGGAGGCGGTGACTGTTTTGCGAATAGCCATCAACGACTGCGCCATATCCGTCCACCCAGCATCGAACTCCAGGCGACCGTTCTTGATGACGTCGTACGCCTTCAACACCAGGCGCGTTTTGACCTCGGGCGAGTAGCTGAACGTGGTGATGTTCGGGAAGAACTGCTTCACCAGCTGCGCCACGCCGGACCCCATACCCGTGATGTCAATACCGATGTAGGTCACCCAGTAACGCCTGGTGACCTGGCGGATGGACTCTGCCTGGGCGGCAAAGTCCATCCCCCGAAATTGGTGCCTCTCCAGAATTCGGAACTTGCCGCCGGGAACCGTTGGTGGAGCGATTACCACCAGTGCGGCGCTGTCACCGTTCTCGGCCGGGTCATAGCCTACCCAGACCTGACGGTCCCCAAACGGGCGCGCGGCGAACGGTTTGTAGTCCTCTGCCCATAGATCCCAGCTGTCCACCATGCATGGCTGCAGCGTCGCAAGCGGGAAAATGCTGGCCCCATCGTCGATGAACTGGCACATCAGCAGGTTCTGGAAAGCCTCGGCATCGTATTCCTGGCGCAGTTCATCCAGGTCGAACAAGTCGCAGCCACGGTCCTCCGCATCCAGGATGGTGACGATCTGTCGCCATACCCGGTCTTCACACAGCCGGCCCTGTTGCAGAGCATCATGAGAGACGTCGATTTTGACCCGTTGCGCCGCCGGTTTGCCTTTGTTGAACCGCTCACCGGTCCAGAACGTATAGGCCTCGTGGGCCATGCTGGAAGGCGTCGAAAAGTACGTTCGGCGGTATTGCTTCTGCATCGCCATGCCGCTGGCGACCTTGTTCAGTTCCTTGAACTTGAACGTCCAGAAAAATTCGTCGAAGTAGAAGTTGCCGTGATAGCCCTGGGCCGTCCGGGCGTTGGTACCCAAGAAGTGCAGCTCGGCGCCATTGCCTAGAATAATGGGATCGCCCGTCAGCTCAACGCCGACTACCTCACGGGCAAAGGCCTGAATGTAGGCCTTGAAAATGTGCGCCTGATTTTTTGAGGCCGACAGGAAAATCTGGTTACGGCCTGTCGTCAGCGCATCGATCAGCGCTTCACGGGCGAAATAGTAGGTCGCGCCGATCTGCCGTGACTTGAGGATTGCGCGGGTTCGCTGATTGCCGGCTTTGTACCAATCCAACTGGTAGCCGAAACAGCCGTCGATGAACGCTTCCGTCAGTTTTTCAATGTGTTCTTCGTCGAACTCGTTGCGTTTCGGTGCTTTTTTCGGTCCCTCGTTGCGCTTCGCCAAGTTCGGATTCAACTCGGTTTCGGTACCGCCATCGTTGAAGCGCTGGATACGGGCTTGCCGCTCCAGCTGGCGGTGCAAGAGGTCAATTTCCTTGTAGTCGGACCCTGACTTCGGGTCTTTCAGGATCAGTTGCACCAAGCGGGCTTCGGTCGCCGCCTGGATACGCTCCAGCGGTGTCGCGCGGTCCCATTCGTCCCGCGCCTTCCAGCTGTGCAGCGTTTTTTCCTTCTCCCCGATCAACTCAGCGATCTCGCACACGCGGTAGCCCTGCCAATACAGGTGCTTGGCGTGGCGGCGGTGATCGGTAGGTAGTTCGACGATGGCATTCATGGCGCAGATGCTGCCGCCCGCGCGCGAACAGTTCCCCCTCCGCCCCTTGTAGATCAACGATCTACAACAGCGCCTCGTTGCCCGTCGCGCCCGCGCTCAACAACATGCGCTCATCGCCAAGGCAGACTGCCACCGCACTGAGGGATTCACGCATGGCCGGCAAAACCGACAACCCAGCCAAGAAACAACGCTCCAAGTTCTTCCGCGTCGCCGTTGAAGGCGCCACCACCGATGGTCGTCAGATCGAGCGCCAATGGCTGGTCGACGCTGCCGAAACCTACAGCCAAAACACCTACGGTGCGCGGGTTTGGATTGAGCACATGCGCAGCTTGCTGCCAGATAGCCCTTTCCGCGCTTACGGCGATGTCGTCGCGCTGAAGACGGAAGAGGTGGAGATTGCCGGGGCCAAAAAATTGGCCTTGTTCGCGCAAATCGAACCGACCTCCGACCTGATCGCCATGAACAAAGCACGGCAGAAGCTGTACACCAGCATCGAGATTCGGCCGAAATTCGCCGACACCGGCCGCGCCTATTTGGACGGCATTGCCGTTACCGATACCCCGGCCAGCCTGGGCACTGAGATGCTGACGTTCAGCGCCCAACACCCGGACATGAACCCGCTGACGAGTCGCAAACGCGATCCCGGCAACCTCTTCTCTGAGGTCGTCGAGATCGAACTTGAATTCGAAGAAGTTGAGGACGAAAGCGGCAAAGTCGCAGGCCTGTTTAGCCGCGTTCTCGACCTACTCGGCAAGAGCAAGGACAAGGAAGGCAAGGACGCCGCCCTATTCACTGAACTCGGCGAGGCTGTTGAAGCCATGGCCGAGCATGTCGCAGGTCAGGGCGAAGCCTTTACCGCCGAAAAAACCGCCCGCGAAAAGCTGCAGACCGCTCACGAAAAGCTGTCTGCCGACTTCACTGCGTTGGTTCAACAGCTCGAAAAAACCCCGGACACCACCGGCCAGAAACCGCAGTACTCCGTTCGCCCGCCGGCTACGGGCGGTGACGGCGCACTCGTCACCGACTGCTAATCCAGATCACGGACAACACCCAGCCAAGGAACATCGGAGAACACCATGCGTAACGATACTCGCGTTCTTTTCAACGCTTACCTGCAACAACTCGCCCAATTGCACGGCGTGAGCGACGTCACCACCAAATTCACAGCTGCTCCGTCCGTTGCACAGACGTTGGAAACCCGGATGCAGGAGTCGAGCGCGTTTCTCAGCTCGATCAACGTCTACGGCGTGGCTGAGCAGTCGGGCGAAAAAATCGGCATCGGTATCGACGGTACTATTGCCGGCACCACCGATACCACCCAGCAAGACCGCGAGCCACGCGACCCTACCGGCCTCGACAACCGTAGTTACACCTGCACCCAAACCAACTTCGATACGGGCCTGCGTTACCAGAAGCTGGATCAATGGGCCAAGTTCAAAGACTTCCAGGCGCGTATCCGTGACGCCATCATCCGGGCCCAGGCGCTCAACCGGATCATGATTGGCTGGAACGGTACCAGCCGTGCGGCGACCTCTAAACCGGACATCAACAAGCTGCTGCAGGACGTTAACGTCGGATGGCTGCAAAAGATGCGCCTGGAGAACCCTGCACGCGTTATGAAAGAAGTGGTCGACGGCAGCGGCAAGATCCAGATCGGCGCGGGCAAAGACTTCGAAAACATCGACGCCCTGGTCGTGAGCATGGTCAACGAGTTCATCGAGCCCTGGTACCAGGAAGACACTGACCTGGTGGTGATCTGCGGTCGCCAGCTGCTGGCCGACAAGTACTTCCCGATCATCAACAAAACCCAAGCGCCGACCGAAATGCTTGCGGCCGATATCGTCACCAGCCAGAAGCGCATCGGCAACCTGCCGGCGGTGCGAGTGCCTCACTTCCCGCCGAACGGCCTGCTGGTTACCCGCCTCGACAACCTGTCGATTTACTGGCAGGAAGGCACCCGCCGCCGCACGGTGGTGGATAACGCCAAACGCGACCGTATTGAAAACTACGAGTCGGTCAATGAAGCCTACGTGATCGAAGACCTTGGCTGCGCTGCCATGGCCGAAAACATCACCCTGAGCTAAGGCGAGCAACCATGACCAACCCTTGCCGTCGTCACTTCCAGCGCGTCACAGCAGCCGTTGCAGCGGCTGCTGTGGCCGGCCCAGCCATGACCATGGAAGGTTCCACTGTTTACGAACTGCACCTAGCGAAGCTCCAGCAGGACTACTTGCGCCTGAAACAGGTGCAGTCCACCGAGGGCAAAGCAGAGCTAAAAAAGCGACTGCTGCCCGAGTACGTCCCATACGTGGAAGGCGTTCTGGCAGCCGGTAAGGGCGCCCAGGACCAGGTGCTGACCACCTTGATGGTTTGGCGAATGGATGCCGGCGACTTTGCCGGCGCCCTGGACATTGCCGAGTACGTTATCCAGTACGCATTGCTCATGCCTGACCGCTTCGAACGCACTACCGGCACCATCGTTGCCGAAGAAATTGCCGAATTCGCCCTGAAGGCGCAGAAGGCCGGTGGCACGTTCGACGTGAAGCTGCTGCTGCGCACTGAGCAAATCGCTGGTGAAGAAGACATGCCCGACCAGGCTAAAGCCAAGCTGCATCTGGCCTTGGGCAAAGCGTTCGCAGAGATGGTTTCGGACGACGACACATCGGAAAGCAAGGTAGCCGCCCTGTGTCACCTGGAGTCCTCGAAAAAATATCTGTCCCGTGCCATCGAGCTGAACACCAACTGCGGTGGCAAGAAGGATTTGGAGCGCGTCGAGCGTCTCCTCAAAAAATATGCTGCTCCGGCAGCTGACTGAGCGTCCCCACGCACCCCGCCGGCTCGGGGCGGATCGGCCAGGCCGCTCCTCCTGAACGTGAAGCCCCGACCACCGGCGACCTATTTTCGAGTGCAGTCTCATGAGCGCATTTGTAGCCAGCGGCACCGTTGCCAGCGGCCACATCAACACCGACCCGTTCTGGCCGTCGATTGACCTGGATAGCCTGCGCGCCACCCTGCGCATCGACGCCAGCGTCACGCCAGCCCGTCTGGAGACCGCCGTGATCGCTGCCGCCATCAACCTCAACCGCGAGTTAAGTGACTGGCGAGCGGCTCAGCAAGCCGCCGGTTACACCACGCTGGACGACGTCCCGGGTGATCGCATCAAAGACGTATCGGTAAAGGCCCACCTCTACCGTCGCGCCATCGAAGCGGGCACCGGTGCCGAGGTATGCGAGCGCCACCGCGATTACAGCGCCACCAACTCCGGCAACGCCAAAGCCGACGAGGTTGCACCCAACATCGACGACTACCGCCGCGACCTGCGCTGGGCAATCCGTGACTTTCTCGGGAAGAACCGCACCACCGTGGAGCTGATCTGATGCCCGTCGCCGTCCGCGCCAACCAAAACGACACCGTCGATGCCCTGTGTTGGCGGTACTACGGCCGAACCGCGGGCGTTACCGAAGCGGTGCTGCAGGCGAACCCCGGCCTGGCCGACTTCGGCCCCGTCCTGCCACAAGGCCTCGTTATCAACATGCCCGAAGCCCAAACCAGCGCGCCCCAACGGCAGATGGTGAACCTATGGGACTGACCCACTGCTACCAAGGAAACCCAAACCATGGCTGATCCGACTTCCAGCGTTGTGTCCGGCCTGCTCATTGGCTTGGGCCTGGCGAGCGTCACGCCGGTCATCGACGACGGGGCGCTATTCGGCGCCATCCTCGGCGCTTGGCTGGTCACCAGCACCAAGCGCGACCTCAAGGTCTGGCAGCGCCTGGGCTCTCTGTTCCTATCGGCCGGAGTGGGCTACCTGTTCGCTCCCATGGCCTTGCAAGCAATCCCGTTCATCACCAGCGGCGGTAGCGCTTTTATCTGTGCCCTGGTGGTCATCCCGATCAGCATCAAACTGATGGTGTGGGTGGAAAAGGCGGATATCTGGGACATCTGGCGTCGAATCCGAGGGGGTGCCTGATATGCCGAACATCGAACTGGCCGTGCAGTTGATCACGGCAATCGCCTACCTGCTGAGCGCACTGCGCCTGGCCTGCTATACCCGAGGCGATGCGCGGTACCGGCGCAGCATCTCTCTTCTTGCAAGCCTGTTTGGCGCCGTGCTGTGCATCTGCGGTCTGGAAATCCTGCTGGACCGCCAGCCAGCAAGTCTCGGCCAGGCCGCGTCAATCGTTCTGCTCTGCATCCTGATTTTCCGTTCACGCGGCAACGTCGCCGCCCTGTTGAGGCCCAGCGCATGACCACCACCCTTCGCCACGGCGACCGCTCGCAGGCGGTGCTTATCCTGCAAAAGAACCTCAACAGGCACGGTGCCAACCTGGTACCGGACGGCCACTACGGTGACGCCACCGAGATCGCCGTCCGCGCTTACCAGTTGAAAGTTGGCTTGGTAGCCGATGGCGTTGCCGGCACCAAGACCCAATCCAGCCTGTCAGGCGGCGACTGTGCCGAACTGCTGCGCAACCACGACCTGGTAACCGCTGCTGAACGCCTCGGCGTGCCGCTGGCGACTATCTACGCCGTCAACGAAGTGGAATCGAAAGGCAAAGGCTTCCTGGAAAACGGCAAGCCGGTGATCCTGTTCGAACGGCACGTCATGTACCGACAGCTCGCGAAAGTTCGACACCCAGGTGATGATCCAGCGGAGATCAAGCGCCATGCCGATGAACTCGCCGCGACCAATCCCGCCCTGGTCAACCCGAAGGCCGGTGGCTATATCGGCGGCACGGCCGAGCACCAACGCCTGACCATGGCCCGTCAGATCGACGACACGGCCGCGCTGGAGTCGGCATCCTGGGGCGCTTTTCAGATCATGGGCTACCACTGGCAACGTCTTGGCTACGCCAGCGTGCAGGACTTCGTGGCGGCAATGGGTGCTGGCGAATCGCAGCAATTCGACGCCTTCACCCGCTTCATCGAGACGGACCCGGTGCTGCACAAGGCTTTGAAGGTCCGCAAATGGGCCGAGTTTGCCCGTCTCTACAACGGCCCGGACTACTTGCGCAATCTCTACGACACCAAGCTCCAGCGCGCCTATGAACGGCACACTGGCTGTGAATGCGGACAGGAGGTGGCGGCATGATCGACTTCGAAGCGGTGAAGAAACTGCGAGTACGGGACGGAGATCTTCTAGTAGTGCCGGATTCGACCGACCAAGCAGACATGGAACGGCTGGGCGAGTGCATCCGGTTGATGAACAACGCCAGAGCGGTAATTGTGCGCGGCCCGCTAAAGCTGCTTGACGACGCTACCATGAACAAACTCGGCTGGTATCGCGCATGAATCAAAAACCCGCCTACCTCGAAATATCACCTCGCCAAACAGGCAAAACCAAACGCCTGGTCCAGTTTGCGAACGAACTCTACGGTCAGGGTAGGACTGTAATTTTTGTCACTCCCCTTGCTAACTGTGAGCTTGGGTTGGCACCGGGTGTCATTGTTCTTTCCGATGGTAAAAACCCTCCTCCCGGTACTGATATCGGGCGCGCAGTCTGGTTTTATGACGAGTTCGACTGGCTGAAGTCAACCAAGATTCGGGCCGGAGCTTACTACGCAACAACGGCAAAGAAGGTAAGACAGCTCGGGGTCGACACCCCGGAAAATGACTTTCTGCTGAGACTGATAGAACTCAATAACATGCACTTTCAACGGCACTTCTGGTTTTTCGGTCTGAAGCCAGACAGTTGGTTGGCTGAGTGCAGAGCCTCCTACACCCCCGAGGAGTTCCGCGCATTTATTTTGGGCGAGTTCCTTTCATGAACACTCTGCGCCAGGCCCTGTACGGCATCGCGCTGCTCGTTGCCCTGGCGCTGCTGATCTGGGGCCAGCAACAACGCATCAATACCGCCGAAAGCCAAACAGACCTGGCAAAGAGCGCGGCCAAGACGGCCCGCGAAGACGCCGACCGCAACCTGGCTACCGCCAACACTCTCACCGCCACCCTAAAGCAAGAGCGCGAAAACCAATCAGCTCTGCGCGCCCAGCAGGATCAACTGCGCCAGGCGTTGGCAAAGCGCGCGCGAACCATAGAGGAACTGAAACGTGAGAACGACGAACTACGCGACTGGGCTGCTCAGCCTTTGCCTGATCTTGCTCGCCGGCTGCGCGAGCGCCCCGTCCTCACCGGCGCCGCAGCTTACCGTGACTGGCTGTCCGGCCGTGGTGCCGTGCCAGCTGCCGGCGACAAGCCCAGCCAATAACGGCGACCTACTCAACGACGAAGACCGTGCCGAAGCCGCCTGGGCCGATTGCGCCGCGCAGGTCGATATGGTCTACAAACACCAGCAGGCCCATCCATGAACAAGCCCGAGAGCCTCCGCGCTCACCTGTTGATCACCGTAGCCGGGCTACAGAACAACCCCGACCGGTTGTTGATCTTCATTGATAACGGCAAGGTCCGCTGCACCGCTGCGGCAACCCTTTCTTTTGAGTACAGCTACGATCTGCAGATCATCTTGACTGCCTTCGCGGGTCACCCTGACAGCGTGATGCTGCCCGTACTGGGATGGATAAGCATCAACCAACCGGAGCTGCTGGAAAACTACGAAAAAATGCAGAACGGTATTCAGTTCGAAGCCGACATTCTTGATAAGGACAAGGTAGATCTCGGCCTTACATTGCGTTTAACAGAGCGGGTGGTGGTAGCCACGGATGCTCAAGGCAACACGACCGTGAAGCATGCCGGCGAGCCGCAGCGAGTGACGGGTTACCTCGATCCGAACTGGGTTCCAGGTTCCCAGGGCAACGCCAGCGAATGGGTAGTGCCCGATGACAAATAAGCTGGAAGCCCTGGAGACCTGGGCGTCCGGCCTGCTGGAGCAACTGCAGCCAGCCGCCCGCAATCAACTCGCCCGCTCCATCGCTCAGGACCTGCGACGTAGCCAGCAGAAGCGGGTGCTGATGCAGCAAAATCCGGATGGCAGCAAATTCGCACCACGGAAAAAGCGGGACTTGCGCGGTAAGCAAGGCCGCATCCGGCGCAAGGTTGAAATGTTCAAAAAGCTGCGCACCGCGACGTACATGAAAGCTCGAGGCGATAGCGACGCCGCTATCGTTAGTTTCACAGGGCGTATTGCCCGGATCGCCAGAGTTCATCAACTCGGTTTAAAGGACCGCGCAGAGCGTGACGCCCCTGAAGTGCGCTACGAAAGACGTGAAGTACTTGGCTTCACCGACGAAGACCTCGACCTGATCCGCGACGGCCTATTGGCACACCTGACACTGTAGATCCCCTGCCTACAAGGCGCGGAAGCTGCGCACGCACGCGCGTAGCGCCACCATCGGCGCCATGAACGACTTAGCCGCCCTCGCCCGCCTGCTCGAAAACCTCATCCGCTTCGGCGTCATCGCCGCCGTGCAGATGGAGCCCCCACGCGTGCAGGTTTCAACCGGAAAGCTGACCACTGCCTGGCTTCCCTGGCTCGCATTGCGCGCCGGAGCTGACCGCGAATGGGACCCGCCCACTATCGGCGAACAGGTGATCCTGCTCAGCCCATCGGGCCAGCTCGCCAACGGGATCGCCGTGACTGGCGTATTCAGTGACCTCGTCCCCGCCAACAGCAACCGCCCAGGCCTCCACCGTCGTACCTACTCCGACGGCACGGTGATCGAATACGACAGCGTGGCCCACCACCTCAACGCCACGTTGGCCGACGGCGGCACCACCAACCTGATCAGCACCGGCGGCATCAACCTGGTCGGCGACATCACGCACCAGGGCGACTACATCCAAACCGGGAATCAAACCGTCACCGGCCAGGTCCAGGTCTCTATTGATGTGATCGCGGCCGGCGTCAGCTTGGTCAAACACCCGCACACCGGGGTCAAGGCCGGTGGCGACCAATCCGGGGCGCCCATCCCATCATGAACCGACATACCGGCGGCGCCATCAGCGAGCGCGACCACATCAGTCAGTCGATCACCGACATCCTGACCACCCGCATTGGCACGCGTGTCATGCGCCGCGAATACGGCAGCCTGGTGCCCGAGTTGGTCGACCACCCTTTCAACGACGTCAACCGCCTGCGCGTATACGCCGCCACGGTCATGGCCCTTATGCGCTGGGAAACCCGCATCAGCCTGAGCCGTGTGCAGTTCGCGGGAGCGAACATGCAGGGCCAGGCCTCGATTGATCTGGAGGGCACCGTGGTGGACACCAATGAGCCGCTGAGCCTCAGCGTGCCCCTGCAGCTGGGTGGCAGTGTATGAACAGTTTCGCCGCCATCGACCTCAGCCAGCTGCCGCCGCCGCAGATCGTCGAGCAGATCGACTTCGAACAGATCCTGGCCGAGCGAAAGGCGTACATGATCAGCCTCTGGCCGGCCGACGAGCAGGCCCAGATCGCGGCACGCCTGGATATAGAGTCGGAGCCGCTCACCAAGCTGCTGCAGGAAAACACCTACCGCGAGACCGTATGGCGTCAGCGGGTCAACGAAGCGTCGCTTGCCAACCTGCTCGCCACCGCGCGGGGCACTGACCTGGAACAGTTAGCCGCAAACTTCAACGTCAAGCGCCTGGTGATACAGGAAGGCAAAGCCAACGCTGTGCCTCCGATCCCAAAGCTGATGGAAGGCGACGAAAGCCTGCGTGAACGCGCGCAGATGGCCTGGGAAGGGTTGAGCACTGCCGGCCCGCGCAACAGCTACATCTTCCACGCCAGGGCAGCGGACGGTCGGGTAGCCGACGCCACCGCCGAAAGCCCCTCGCCTGCCGTCGCCGTGGTCACGGTTCAGTCATTGCTGGGCGATGGCACGGCGCCCCCCGAGCTGCTTGCCGTCGTCAACGCTTACCTGAGCGACGATGACCGCCGGCCGGTGGCCGACCGTCTCACTGTCCAGGGCGCGCAGATCCTGAATTACCAGGTCAAGGCCAAGCTTTATCTGCTGTCGAACGGCCCGGAGTCGGAACCTATCCTGGCTGCCGCACAACAGCGCCTGCTGGCCTACGTTCATCAACGGCGCCGCTTGGGGATGGAAGTTTCGGAATCTGCCCTACATGCCGCGCTCCACGTCGAAGGTGTGCGCAAGGTCGAGCTTGAGGGCTGGGCGGACATCGTCGCAACCAAAGCTCAGGCGCCGTATTGCACCGGTATCACATTGAGCCGAGGCGTTGAGTGATGGGTGCGCAGCAGCTGTTACCGGGAAACGCTACACCGCTGGAGCGCCAAGCGGCTCAGGCACTCGCGCAGATCCAGCGCGTCCCCATTCCTTTGCGACAGCTCTGCAACCCGGACACCTGCCCTGTCGACCTGTTGCCCTATCTGGCTTGGGCTTTCTCGGTTGATCGCTGGGACAGCAAATGGACGGAGGCCGCAAAGCGCGCAGCCATTCGCTCATCGCACTACGTCCATTCGCGCAAAGGCACCATCGGCGCTCTGCGCCGCGTAGTGGAGCCGCTCGGTTACCTGATCGAGGTGCTGGAGTGGTGGCAAACAAGCCCCGAAGGGGTGCCAGCCACTTTCGCCTTGAAGGTCGGGGTGTTGGAAACCGGTATCACCGAAGAGATGTACCAGGAACTGACCTGGCTGATCGACGACGCCAAACCGCTCACCCGCCATCTGACAGGCTTGGCGATCAGTCTGGAAACCACCGGCCCGGTACATATCGGCGTCTGCATCACCGATGGCGACGAAATTGACGTGTACCCCCCAATGCAACGCGACATCGAGGTCAGCGGATACGTTCGCCTGGGCGGTCGTGAACACCACATCGACACCATGGATATCTACCCATGACAGACCAAAACAGCCAGTTCTTCGCCATTCTCACCGCTGTAGGTAAGGCCAAGCAGGCCAATGCTGACGCCTTGGGCGTTCCCTGGACCTTCTCGCAAATGGGGGTTGGCGATGCCAATGACACCTTACCGGTCCCTAGCGAGCAGCAAACACAGTTGATCCGTGAACGCAGACGCGCCCCGCTGAATCAAGTGAAGGTTGACCCAAACAACGCCAACATCATCGTTGCCGAGCAGGTAATTCCTGAAGAGGTCGGCGGCTGGTGGATACGTGAAATAGGGCTCTATGACACTGCAGGCGACTTGGTAGCCGTGGCGAATTGCGCACCCAGCTTCAAGCCACTGCTAAGCCAGGGTTCTGGCCGAACGCAAGTCATCAGGATGAACCTGATTGTCAGCAACACGGCAAACATTGAGCTGAGAATCGACCCCAGTGTCGTCTTGGCGACCCGGGCCTATGTCGACGGCAAGGTGCTTGAAGAAATCAACAAGCTCGACAGCAAGCAATCTGTACGCGCCGCGACCACAGCGAACATTGCGCTCGCCGGCCTGCAGGCTGTCGATGGAGTCGCCCTGGTAGCGGGTGATCGTGTACTCGTGAAAAGCCAGGCGAGCGCAAAGGACAACGGTTTGTATGTTGTCTCCGCTGGTGCCTGGGCGCGCACCGCGGATGCGGACACGAACGCAGAGGTCACGTCGGCGATGCTGGTCTCTGTTGAGCAGGGCGCCACATTGGCCGACACACGCTGGCAGTTGATCACCGACGTGACCATTGTTCTGGGCACCACCCCACTGACTTTCCAGAACGTGACGCAAGGTTTTGCACCGATCAACTCGCCAGCGCTCGTTGATCCCTCAGCCAACACACCACCACTGTTCGACAGTTCAAAATCGCTCGCGACGACTGAGTTTGTTGCACGTTCGGCAGGTAGCTTTGGCGGATCTATCAGCATTGCAGCCAGTAGGGTGCTGACTGTCAGCGATATCGGTAAGCGCCTGGAGTTAGCGACCGGCGTAACCGTGACACTGCCGGCGACGGAATCCGTTCCCAATGGCGCGGCGGTGTTGATATCTGCGGGGCCACAGTCCACCACTTCCCGCGTAACTGTTGCAGCTGGTGACCAGTTGGCGATGAGCAACTTGGCCGTGGCAGTTCCTTACACGCTTTCTCCCGGCGGAGACTTCATCGCTATACGTGAATCCAGCGTATGGCGTTGTCACTTCGGCAGCGAAACGCTGCGAACTGCATCAATTTTTGCCGCTTCTTTGCAGGCTAACGGCTACCAGAAACTCCCCAGTGGCCTGATTATTCAGTGGGGCTACAGAACTACCAGCGCGCTATCAAACGTTTACACAGCCGACGTAGTAACGTTCCCAATCGCCTTTCCTCAAGCAACCTTGTTCAGGGGTGGCTCATTTGGTTCGGGTGCAGATTCCACCTGGCTCTCCTACACGCTTGAAGTTACGCAAAATCCTCGAGCCTCTATGACTATCAGGGCGGCCAGTGGCTCACCCCTCGCTGGGCAACCGTTCAGCTGGTTCGCCATCGGCTGTTAAGGAGAAAATCTATGTTTGCATCAAAATCTAATCGCGGCTTTTACGATGCCGAAATCCATGGGGCCGGTCTGATTCCTGAAGATGCGATAGAGATCTCTGCTGAGTACCACGCAGAGCTGCTCGCGGGAGAGTCGGGAGGCAAGATTATCACCTGGCGTGATGACGGCTTTCCGGTGCTTGCTGATCCGCCGCCGCCCAGTGATGAGGCGCTGGCTGCTGTTGAGCGAGTTTGGCGGGATCAGCGCCTATTGGAAACGGATGGTGTCGTGGCACGCCATCGCGACGAGCAGGAAGAAGGCTCAGAAACCACATTAGCTGCCAGGCAGTACAGCGACCTTCAGGCGTACCGCCGTTCGCTCCGCAACTGGCCCGAATCCGGGGAGTTTCCCCTCATTGATCACAGGCCGGCAGCACCACCGTGGCTGACTGAGCAAACTCAATAGCGTCCTTCGGGGCGCTTTTTTCTATCTGTGCCCTGTAGCTGCTTCCCCTACAACCTCATGCACTCGCCGATGCGGCGCGCGCGCGGCAACCTCTGCACTGTCATTCCATCACAGCGCAGGCATAACCCATGGCCGATTATCTCCACGGCGTGCGGGTCATCGAACTCAACGACGGCACCCGCCCCATTCGCACTATTCCCACCGCAGTTATCGGCATGGTTTGCACGGCTGAAGATGCGGACCCACTGGTTTTCCCTCTGGACACGCCCGTCCTGCTCACCAACGTGCAAACCGCCGTCGGCAAGGCCGGCGTAAAGGGCACCCTGGCCGCAAGCCTGCAAGGCATCGCCGACCAGACCAAGCCCTACGTCATCGTGGTGCGGGTCAAGGAAGGCGCCGACGAAGCGGCCACCACCAGCGCCCTGATCGGCGGCACCACACCGACCGGCCAGTACACCGGCATGAAAGCCTTGCTCGCCGCCAAGTCCCGCGTGGGCATGACTCCGCGCATCCTCGGCGTGCCAGGCCTGGACAGTTTGCCGGTGGCCACCGCCCTCGGCGCCATCGCCAAAGACCTTCGCGCCTTTGCTTACGTCAGCGCCTGGGGCTGCAAAACCAAGGAAGAGGTGGTCGCTTACCGCGCGAACTTCGGCGCCCGCGAGATGATGGTGATTTGGCCGGACTTTCAAAACTGGGACACCGTCGCCAACAAGACCACCACCGCCTCGGCCGTGGCCCGTGCGCTTGGCCTGCGCGCCAAGATCGATCAGGAGACAGGCTGGCATAAAACCCTGTCCAACGTGGCCGTCAGCGGCGTGACCGGCATCAGCGCCGATGTGTTCTGGGACCTGCAGAACCCGGCTACCGATGCCAACTATCTCAACAGCAACGACGTCACCACCCTGATCAACGCCAACGGCTTCCGCTTCTGGGGTAGCCGCACCTGCAGCGATGACCCGTTGTTCGCCTTCGAAAACTACACCCGCACCGCGCAAATCATCGCGGACACCATGGGCGAAGCGCACATGTGGGCTATTGACAGGCCTATGCACGCCTCCCTGGTACGCGACCTAGTCGAAGGCGTGAACGCCAAGATGCGCGAGTTGAAGTCCCAGGGCTACTTGATCGGCGGCAGCTGCTGGTACCCGGACGACATCAACACCAAAGACACCCTCAAGGCCGGCAAGCTCTGGGTGGATTACGACTACACACCCGTGCCGCCCCTTGAAGACCTCACCTTCCGTCAGCGAATCACCGACCGTTACCTGATCGACTTCGCCAAGGGCATCAACAGCTAAACCGGGCCTCCCCGCGAGGGGAGTTCACCCTGAACACGTATCCCGGAGAACACCGCCATGGCAATGCCTCGCAAGCTCAAAAACCTCAACCTGTTCAATGACGGCAACAGCTACCTCGGCTTGGTGAAGTCCCTCACCCTGCCCTCCCTCGGCCGCAAGATGGAAGCCTATCGCGGCGGCGGCATGAATGGCCCGGTCAAAGCTGACCTGGGCATGTCCGACGACGGCATCCAGTTCGAATGGAAGACAGGTGGCCTCGATCTGATCTCTCTGCGCCAGTTCGGCGCGGTCAACGCCTCCAGCGTGGCCCTGCGGTTCTCTGGCCCTTACCAGCAAGACGACACGGGCGAAGTCAGCAACGTGGAAGTCGTCGTGCGCGGTCGCCACGAGACTATCGAGATGGGCGATGCCCAGCCTGGTGAGGACACCGAGCACTCCATGACCACCACCTGCAGCTACTACAAGCTGACTGTGGATGGCGAAGAAATCATCGAGATCGACTTGCTCAACTTTGTCGAGAAGGTCAATGGCGTGGACATGCTGGATAAGCACCGCACCGGCATGGGCATCTGACCCGCACGCTCGATCAGGACTCACACTTTAATCACCAGGAGCAACTCCCATGAAGAACGAAACCATCGAACAACCCGACGTGCAGCAGCTCGCCGACAACAACACCGTCACCCTCGACACACCAATCCGTCGCGGCACCACCAGCATCGACAGCATCACCCTGCGCAAGCCGAACTCCGGCGAGTTGCGCGGCGTGAGCCTGGTGGAGCTGCTGCAGATGGACGTCGGCAGCCTGATCAAGGTTCTGCCGCGCATCAGCTCGCCCAGCCTCACGGCCGTCGAAGTCGCCGGCATGGACCCGGCCGACCTGCTGGCCTTGAGCAGCAAGATCTCTGGTTTTTTGTTGCAGAAGTCGGCGATGACGGATGCATCCCTCGTCGCGTAGAGGACGCCATGGCCGATCTGGCCGTGGTTTTTCACTGGGCACCGGCTGATATGGATCGGCTGGGCCTGCAAGACCTGATGGACTGGCGCGAGCGCGCCAGGGTGCGGAGTTCCAACGATGGGGAATGATCTGAGACTTCAGGTGCTGCTCAGCGCCATTGATAAGGCCACAGGTCCCCTGAACAAAATCACGGGTGGCAGCAAGGAAACAGCCCGCGCCCTCAAAGCCGCCCGCGACCGCCTGAAAGAACTCAACACCCAGCAACGCGACGTCAGCGCCTGGCGTGAACTGCAGGCCGCAACACGCGCGACATCCGAGGCGCTCGCCGCCAACAACACCAAGGTAGGCGAACTCGCCCGCGAGACGGCCAAGGTACGGCAGCAGCTCGCGCCGACCCAGGCGCTGTTCGACAAATCTCGGCAGAAGGTTGACGCGCTCAAAACCAGCCAGACCGACCTCAAGCGCGAACTTACCGGGACACGCAATGCGCTGGGGCTCATGGGCGACGAACACCGCCAATCCGCCAGCCAGATCGCCGCGCTCAATGCCGTGATGCAGAAGGGCAATGCCCTGACCCGAGCGCAGCATGACGAATACACGCGCCTCACAGCCGCCCAGCGGGAGCGCAAAACCCAGCTTGACCAGCTCGCAGCCAAGGAAAAGACCCTGGCTGACCGGTTCACCCTGAACAACGCGCAGTTGCGCACCAGTCGTGCGGGCCATGCCAGTCTGCGCGACGAGATCCGCCGCCTGGAAACCCCGTTCAAGGACCAGCTCGCGCTGCTGAAACAGCACACCGCCGAGTCGAAACGTTTGGGCGAGCAGTACGGCCAGCAGCAAGTAAAACTCGGCAACCTCGGCGTGCAGCTCAAAAACGCCGGCATCAGCACCAATGCCCTGGGCGCACATGAGTTGAAGCTCAAGCGGGATATCGACACCGCCACCCAGGCCATGAAATTGCAGATGGACCACCTGGATGCGTTGAAGCGAAAGCAGGACAGCCTGGCGAAAGCGCGTGCCGCCTACGACAAAACCCAGAGCCTGGCTGGCAGTGTTGCTGTATCCGGCGCCGCTAGCCTTGGCGCGGGCTACGCCGCCAGCCGCCCCGTCGTGTCGGCAATCAAAGCCTTTGCCCCGAATGAGGACTCTGCCACGCAGCTCAAGGTGTCGATGATGGACGACACCGGCAAGGTTTCCGCCGACTTCCAGAAAATCACGGACCTGGCCACCAAGCTTGGCGACCGGTTGCCAGGTACCACAGCCGACTTCCAGAACATGATGACGATGCTTCGACGGCAGGGCATCAGTGCCCAAAGTATCCTTGGCGGCACCGGGGAGGCAGCAGCATATCTCGGTGTGCAAATGAAGATGGAAGCCACTGAGGCGGCTGAGTTTGCCGCCAAAATGCAGGACGCCACGCGGACCACTGAAAAAGACATGATGGGGCTCATGGACACCATCCAGCGCGGTTTCTATGCAGGTATGGAACCAAGCAACATGATTCAGGGCTTCAGCAAAATCTCACCTGTCATGGATGTCATCAAGAAGTCGGGCATTGATGCAGCTAAAGAACTCGCACCACTGCTCATCATGATGGACCAGGCCAGCATGGACGGCAGCTCAGCGGGTAACGCTTTTCGTAAAATTTTCCAGGCAGGCTTGAATCAAGACAAAGTCGATAAAGCCAACAGCATCGCAGCAGGCGCGAACAAGGGCGTCTCTCTCAAATTCACGGATGACAAAGGCAACTTTGCTGGCTTGGAGAACCTGTACGCGCAAGTCGAAAAGCTGAAGGTTCTGAACGATACCGACCGTACAGCCGTCATCAGTAAGCTATTTGGCGACGACGCTGAAACAATGACCACCTTGAATACCATGATGAACAAGGGGCTGGCCGGCTATCAGGAAATTCAAGAAAAGCTGAGAGTCCAGGCCGATCTGCGCACCCGCGTTAACGAACAGCTCGGCACCCTCACCAACGTCATGGAAGCCGCTGAGGGTAGCTTCACCAACGCCATGGCTGAATTCGGTGCAGCAGTTGCCCCCGACTTGAAAGACCTGATCAATACAGCCGGTGAAATCGCAAACAGGGTTGGCACCTGGGCACGGGAAAATCCGAAGCTGGCCGGGGGCTTGGTCAAAGTCGCCGCCGCCGTAGCAGCGGCGGCTCTGGTGTTCGGTACTTTGGCGTTGACCATGGCAAGCATGCTCGGCCCCTTCGCAGTGCTGCGGTACGGCACGGCGCTGTTTGGCATTCGCTTGGGCAGCATCAAAGCTCAGTTGATCGGCACCCGTATTGCTGCCGCAGGCGCCGGTACCGAGGTCGGCCGGATGGGCCGAATCTGGAAGACGGTCACAGCCAGTCGTGCCGCTGGCGGCATGATGAGCGTCATCCCTAGGCTGGTCAGCTCCGCGCGGATTGCTGCGGTCGGCGTATTGCCAATGCTCGGCGGCGCAATCTGCGCGGTAGGCGCGGCCATACTTGCTACACCGGTCGGGTGGCTGATCGCCGCTGTCGCTGGCCTGGTCGCCATTGCAGCGCTGATTTACAAATACTGGAAGCCGATTAAAGGGTTCTTCCTCGGCTTCTGGCAGGGACTCACTGAAGCTCTGCGGCCGGTCCTTGCCGGGTTTGGTAAGTTCGGCGGGCTGCTGATCAGCCTGGCGAAAGCCGCCTACTCCATTCCGATTATCGGTTTCGCGTTGCGCCTGCTTGGCAGCATTGTCCGCCCGTTGTTCAGCATGATCTCCTCCGGTATCAGTGGAGTGATCGGTTGGTTCACCGACCTGCTGAAACCGGTCGAAGACTTCGGCGGTGCAGCACAGTCGATGGGCCAGCGATTTGGCGCGGCCATCGGCAACATGCTCATAACCCTGTTGCAGAGCATCGGCTCTATCGCAACCGGCGCAGTCAACGTGTGGACCACCATCAAAGCCAGCTTCGACCAGGGCCTGGCCGGCATCCTGCAATTGATCACCAACTTTAGTCCGCTCGGCTTGTTCTACCAGGCGTTCGCCGGAGTGATGAATTACTTCGGCGTAGAGCTGCCTGGGAAATTCACCGAGTTCGGCGGCATGATCGTTAACGGCCTGGTCAACGGTTTGACCGCAGGGCTCGGCGCCGTGAAGGGTGCTATCAGCTCCATCGGTGACTCCAGCATCGGTTGGTTCAAGGAAAAATTAGGCATCCACAGCCCGTCCCGCGTGTTCGCGGAACTGGGCGGCTTCACCATGGAAGGGCTGACAAAAGGCCTGGAGGGTGGACAGAAAGGGCCGCTCAACGCCTTGTCGAGCATGAGCAAACAACTGACCGCCGCCGGCACTCTGGCGCTAAGCGCAACAGCCATGCCGGCGCTGGCTGTCGATGATCGCCCACCGATCAGCAGCGCGGGCACATCGACGGTTTACGACAGTCACGACACCTACCAAATCACTATCGCTGCTGCGCCTGGCATGGACATGCAAGCCATGGAGAAAAGCCTGCGCGGCATGCTCAACAAGATTGAAAACGAGAAACGCGCCCGTCAGCGCAGCAAGTTATCGGACCGGGATTAATCACCATGATGCTCAGCCTCGGCATGTTCGTGTTCAGCCTATCTACCCTCGCTTATCAAGAGCTGCAGCGCCAAACCAATTGGCGCCATGCCAGCAACAGCCGCGTCGGTGCACCACCCGCGCTGCAATTTGTCGGCCGTGGCGACGACACCATTACCCTCCCCGGCATCATCCTCCCGGAACTGGCCGGCAGCGTGCTCAGCCTGGACGCTTTGCGGTTGATGGCGAACACCGGCAAGGCCTGGCCGATGGTCGAAGGCACCGGCCGGATATACGGGTTGTGGGTGATCGAGAGCCTGAGCGAGACCAAAACTGTGTTCTTCAGAGACGGCACGCCACAGCGTATTGAGTTCACCCTCACGCTCAAGCGTACTGATGATGACCGTATCGACCTGCTCGGCGCCGCTACCAGCACCGGGCTCAATATTCTGCGGGGGCTGCTGTGATAGAGGCCGCGCTGTCCAAAGTCACCGGTTACCTCGTGGATACGGCGGAACGCTTCGTCCGGGATGCCGCCTATCCTGTTCCGGCCTTCCGTCTCACGGTCGATGGCAACGATATCGCCATGAAGGTGAGCCCACGGCTTATCAACCTGGATCTAACCGACAACCGTGGCGTTGAGGCCGACCAGCTCACGATCACATTGAGCGACCATGACGGCCTGCTGTCGATACCGCCAAAGGGCGCAGTACTTCGCTTGTGGTTGGGTTGGAGCGACACCGGCCTAGTCGACAAGGGCACCTACACCGTCGACGAAACAGAACACAGCGGCGCGCCGGATGTGCTCAGTATTCGCGCTCGATCAGCAGATCTACGCAAGGGACTCAAGACCAAGCGCGAGCGTAGCTGGAGCAATACCACACTGGGTAAAGTCATGGGCGATATCGCCATGGGAAACAACCTCACCTCGACCGTGGCCGGCGCGCTCGGTCCGTTGCCGATCCTGCAGCTTGACCAGGCCAACGAATCGGACGCCAACCTGATTACCCGCTTGGGCGAAGAATTCGACGCGGTGGTCAGCGTCAAGGCCGGGTGCCTGCTATGCATCCCCGCAGGCGGCGGCAAAACCGCCAGCGGGCTTCCCCTGCCCCACATTACCCTCACACGCGCGGACGGCGACCAGCACCGCTACCTGCAGGCGGATCGCGACAGCTACGACGGTGTGCGCGCCTATTTCTACGATGTGCACAGCGCCAAGAAACAGGAGGCGATTGCCGGCGGCGGCGAGAACCTTAAAGACCTGCGCCATACCTACAGCGACCAGCAATCTGCGCTGCGGGCTGCAAGGGCCGAGTTTCGACGCCTGCAACGCGGCAGTGCCACACTCAGCTACACACTCGCGATGGGCCGACCGGATCTGATCCCTGAACTGACCTACACACTCCAGGGCGTTAAAGCGGAAATCGACGAGATCATCTGGTACGGGGGCAACGTGCAGCACAACCTGAGCCCGGATGGCGGTTACACCGTCAGCCTGGAGCTGGAGAGCAAGTTGCCCGAGGACAACGTTGAGGACCTGGCGGAAGAAAACCAAGGCGATTACACAGGGATCGTCGCGTACTACCGAGATCAAAAAACCGGGAAGGAAAAGACGGTTACAGCGGGGGATCAGGCGAAGCCAAAGCGGTTGCGGTGGCTGTATGCAAGTCAGAAAACAGCTAGTCGGGCGGTGGATCGAGAGTGGAAAAGGATGCAATCCGTAGGAACGTGATTCTTCAGGATGTCGAAAAACAAAAAACCCGGCGATCGCCGGGTTTAAATGTAAGGCCAGAAGCTACTTGGTCAGCAGCTGTAGCACCTGGTCAAAACGGTTGTTCACTATCCAAGCCAGAATGGCCACGATAACCAGCGAAGCACCCGCGAAATAGGCTAGCCTATTTTTGATGATTTTGACGTCACCGCGGACTTCATCCAAGTCTCTACGAATGTACTCAACATGAGTTTCAAGTTTCGCTACGCGCGCTTCCATTGGATCGTCTCCCGGTGGTCCCGGCGGGGTTCTGGTTCCATTATCGTCCCCGTTTTCATTTCTGTCACCACCAAAACGAGCAGAACGTCTATCGCTCAAAATCACTACTTCGAACTGCTTGTTCATGCGTCCTCCCTTTTCGGCCCGACCTCGATTAAATCAGCGTTAATGCCCGTGTCCTCAAGCACACCGTCTAATGCATCCAAAGCATGCAACCGCATGAATCCGCAGTTTTTACAGTAAAGCATCACAGCAGAGGGACCGGTAAGCGCGAAATTCTCACCATATGCCCAAGGGAGCATTACCCCACTTGACCCGGACAACTGGGGTAGCGCCCAGTCGTCATGTTCACAAAAAGGGCATTGCGGTTTGGTCACACGATCTTTAAATATTTCAGCCAAGCGATCTGTATTCAACTTCTGATAACTATCACTCACATCAACCTCCGATACTGAACAGAATTTGCCAAAACGCTCTCACTTTAAAGCATTCAATCAAATAATCATTAAGGCAAAGCTAATTACCCTTATTGATGACTTCGGCAAGAGCTGACTTCGCAATAGGGTCGATAGTGTAAATAGAGCTTGTCTGGGGCTGAAGAAAAACAACGGAGCGCGAAAACTTCGAAAATACGCCTTCATTTTCATAGTAAGAAAGTGAACGCGCATGAATATTCCTAGTACTGATTTTGTCCTCCGTTAAAAAATCTTTGAAGTACTTCATCGCCATTGGCTGAACGCCTTCAAAAAATCTCGTTACTGAGTTTCGTTTTAGCTCATCAAACCTTGCCCATAATTCGCCGTTCAGTATCAAATTCGCTTCGCGAGTGAGCGCTACAGATTCCATTCGTTCATTAGTGCTGACAGCGCGGACTATCTCACTACTTTTCAACGAAAATAGATCGGCCCCTTTCGAAATACTTATATGATTCTGCTTACGTAGCTCTTGAATATAATACAATTGAAAAATATCGAGATTTTCAAAAGCGTGGCGAATTTTATTCTCTTTCTTTAACTTCTCATCAGCCGCATTTTTTATATCCAATTCACTTCTGATGCGAGCTTCCTCGTCCAGAAGCTCCTTGGCTAAAGCTGCCGCCTTACGATTTTGAAGACGACTAATGGAATCGAGAATAAAGCCGATAACGCCATAGACTATTCTTATAGCGGTAATTAAAGCCAAACCCTTTAAAACTGTCTCAAAAGCGTCACCAACAGAGAACAGTTCTTTGCTAACACCAAAAAGAACGATCGAAGAAACCACGAAAGCGGCAATATTCAACCGAAGGTTTTTGGCCTTACCTAACAGATCCATCAAATCTTTCAATGAGTCCATTCTCACCCCACTACTTTGAATTGCGGACACCTACAGGCGATCCGGGGCCATAAAAATTTCTAAACGTATGTTCTCAAAGAGAACAGATTATGCTGGCCTTTTAGTGGCCGCAAGGGCTTCAGTTAATTCTTTTAGCCGCTGCTCTATATCCCTTATGCGTTTCTTTTCTTCAGCAGCGCTTTGTATCTCTCGCCTATCGGTCTCTTCCAAAGCTCGGAATAGAGCCAGAATCGCGTCTTCCTGCGGGCTAATGACTGACAATTCAGCGTTCCCGACTGCGTCCCCCCTCAGCATCCTCCCTTCACCAGTGAGCAACCAATCCAGAGAAACGCCTTCAGCCTCGCTCACATTTACGCATAACGCATAAGGTATGGATTGCCGGCTTCGCCAACTCCCCAACGTCTGTCGATTCACGTCCAGCTTACGTGCCAGTTCGCTGTCGCTATCAACGGCAAAGACCGTCATCAAGCGTTCAAGCACGGCGTCGAGAGACTTTTTCTGCATTTTGAATAAATACCGCTTGATTTATTTAAATGGAATAAATAGGCTTATGCGCAATGAGTACATCTTAACCAACTAGGAACACATCAACCATGAGCCAAGCCATGGAAAAGCGCCAGATCCAAGCACGACTGATCGAGCGCGGCAGTAACTTCCGTCAGTTCGCCCTAAGCCATGGCTATGAGGTGCGCACAGTGACGCAAGTGGTTCAGCGTTGGGCAGGACACAAAAAGCTGCCACGCGGCAGGTTGACGTTCCAAATCCTACGAGACCTGTCTCGGATGATTGGCAAAGAAATATTGCCGGGAATCCTCGCGGAAAACGCCGAGCAAAACTCAGCACCGGCTGTATGAAACGACTGTAGGGGCGATGACTCCAGGGAGAAACCAGAAGATGAAACGCCCAGTTCTAGCGACCAAGCGCCAAGTAATGAGCGCAGTGATCAACGACTACGAAGGTGGCCGTGAATGCGCAGCAGCCCGCCTTGGATACGAACTCAAGAAGTTCGATAACCACATCTACGAAAACGCCGGCAGTCGACCGCTCAGCGATGAACAGATCCATCTGTTAGAGCAGGACATGGGCACCACCTACCTGCCGGAATACATCGCGGCGATGTACGGCGGCATGTTCGTCCCCCTCGCTAAGCCTGAAACACTGGACAACGTGGACCTCTACAACCGTTCAGTGCGTGCAGCAGCCAAGCGCGGTGTGGTCGACCAGATCATTGCGAAGGCACTGGACGACGGCGTCATCGAGCGGGACGAAGCCGAGGCGATTTTGCGCGCTCACAGCCACTACATGGCAGCTCGTCACTCCGAAGTCCTGGCGACGATTCTGTTGCACAGCCGGGGGCCAAAGCATTGAGCACCTACAAGCTGGTCTGCCCCTGCTGCGGCAGCTCGATGCGCATTCGTACCTCCGAGGGGCAGACGCCTTGCTTCCGGTCAATGTACTCGGAATGCACCAACCTGCTGTGCGGCGCCACGTTTTCCGGCTCTTTGGTTTGGGAATACCAGCTGAGCCCATCAGGCATCGAGCGCCCCCTTACCGTTCTGCCCATGGCGCCCACCAAAGTGCGCCTCCTTGCTCGACAGAACCTCACGGCAAAGACCGATCAACCCGATTTGCTGGATCAACTGGAAATGGAGGCCGCACCTGTATGAACACCATCGCCCTGACTACCAACCCCGCAAGCGATTACCGTGCCGCGATGCAACAAGCGGCCGTGGCCTATCTGTACCGCCACCGTTGCGAGCATCTTGCCGGCGACAGCCAGCTTTTAGAGAACTGCACCCGGTACTTGACCCAGTCGCTTGAGGTGCCCACGCACCTGGTGCAACGCATCGCTGAACTGGCCGTGGCCGAATTCGAAAGCATGACCTGCAAGCGTGTGGCCTGGTTGGGTATCCATCCCACCAGCGGCCCCTTCCGCCCGGTGATCTTGCTGCTCGACAACTGCACCCAACAGCGACATCCCGTTTCAGCACGCTTGCTCCCCACACGCCTACTGCTGACACGCAACCTCCCGCACTAATCCAAAACCCTCCCTGTTAGATGCCCGCACCGCGTGGGTAGGGGAAATTTGCAACTTACTGGTGGCCGAAATGAGCAAAATCACCATAAAACTGGAGCTGGACGAACAACAGGCGCAGCACTACCTGTTGTGGTTGACCAGTCAGTACGAAGTCACCATGGCTGATATTTGGTACTCCGACCGCTACCGGAATGTGCCAAGTGGTCAGCGGGCGCCGAAGGTACTTGAGGACTTGCCCTACCTGGCAGGCATCTGCAAGACACGCAGCGAGCTGAAAAAGCAGCTCGTTGTTACGGTCGCGGAGCATGTGCAGTGATTCGCAAGCCCATGGAAGACAAGATCCGCGCTGATGTTCTTCAGCGCCTGGAGTCTGATTACGGCCTTCAACACATGAAAGGCACGCATTACATGCGTAAGGGCACCTGCCCGCAGTGCAATCAGAAACGTTTGTTTTCGCGCCACGATGAACCCTGGTTCATCCGCTGTGGCCGTGAGAAAAACTGCCGGTACATGGCTCCGACCAAAGAATTGTACCCGGACCTTTTCGATGACTGGAGCAAGCGAGCACCGGCCACCCGTGACGAACCAGCCGCTAGCGCAAAAGCGTACCTGACCTTTGCCCGCGGTTTCCGCGTTGAGCTGATAGAGGGCTGGTACACCCAGGAAAGCTACTTTGATCGCGACCTGAATATTGGCTCTGCCACCGTGCGCTTCCCTCTGGAACACGGCGGGTACTGGGAGCGCTTGATTGACCAACCGTCACGGTTCGGTAAGAAGAAGGCCCGCTTTCAACCCCTCAAGAGCTACAGGGGGCACTGGTGGTGCCCGCCGTGCGTGGATCTGCTGGAAGTACATGAGCTGTGGATCGTTGAAGGCATTTTCGACGCCATAGCGCTCATTCAAAACGGTATCTCAGCGGTTGCGGCGCTGTCCTCAAACGCCTTTCCAGAGGAATCGCTCAAGGCCCTGATCACCGCTCGCGGCGGTAAAACCCCGAAGCTGGTTTGGGCTCTGGATAACGAGCCAGGCGCTCACAAGTACACCCGTATGTGGGTCAACCGTGCCCGCGAACTCGGTTTTACCTGCGAGGCTGCTCAGCTGTCACAGCCTGACGCCCGCAAGGTTGACTGGAACGATCTGCATCAACGCTGGGCGTTTATCGACGACGAAAAAGCCCGCGCTGATCGCATCGAAAGTGACTTGAAGGAAGCCCGCCACCAGGGCGCCCTGCTGATCGCAGAAAGTGCCAGCGACAAGGCATTGCTCATGTACCAGTGGCGTGAAAGGGAGGAATTCCACTTCTGTTTCGACTCCCGCCTGTACTGGTGGAAGTTGGACCTGGCGAAATACAACAACGCCAAGCAGGCCCTCGAAAAGAGCGATGGCCACGAAGCCCAAACACTCAATGAAAAGCAGCTGCGGGAGAAGGCACTGAACGTCGCCGGCTGCGTCGTCGAGATCGCCAACTGCTACCCCAAAGCTCTCTATTTCCAGCGCAACGAGATTACCGACGAGTCCTGGTACTTCTTCCGCGTCGACTTCCCGCACGACGGCGGCTCAGTGAAAAACACCTTCACGGGCGGACAGGTCGCCGCTGCCAGCGAATTCAAAAAAAGACTTCTCGGCATGGGTGCCGGAGCCGTGTTCACCGGCAGTGGACAGCAATTGGACAAACTCATGAAAGACCAGCTTTTCGGCATCAAGACGGTTCAGACCATCGACTACGTGGGCTACAGCAAGGAATACCACTGCTACGTGTTCAACGACGTCGCCATCCGTGAAGGCCAGGTGATTCACATCAACGAGGAAGAGTTTTTTGAGATGGGCAAGTTGAAACTCAAGACTCTGCAAAAGGGTGTAAAGATCGATCTTGAAAAGGATGGCAAAAAGTACGATGACGAGTGGCTAGGGCTTCTGTGGCAGTGCTTTGGTGCCCAGGGCATCGTGGCGTTGACCTTCTGGTTTGGCTCGCTGTTCTCCGAACAGATCCGAGGTCGGTACCAGTCGTTTCCTTTCCTTGAGGCCACTGGCGAGGCCGGCGCCGGCAAGACCACGTTGCTCACGCTGCTATGGAAACTCGCGGGCCGCGACGGATACGAAGGGTTTGACCCGTCCAAATCCACCAAGGCTGGCCGCAGCCGCTTGATGGGCCAGGTCTCCGGGATGCCCATCGTGCTACTGGAATCGGACCGTAGCGGCGACGACAAGGCCCACGCCAAAACCTTCGAATGGGACGAACTCAAGGATTACTACGGCGGCGGCACCCTGGCGACCAAGGGTGTGAAAACCGCAGGTAACGAAACCTACGAACCGCCGTTTCGAGGCACCATCGCCATCAGCCAGAACGCCCCTGTGGTGGCTTCAGAGGCGATCATGACCCGCATCGTCAAACTGCACTTCGTGCGACCCAACGTCACCGCTGAAAGCCGTGCGGCGGCAGATCGGCTCAACGCGTTGGAAGGTTCGACACTCAGCAACTTTGTGCTGCAGGCCGTGCGTAAAGAACTGGAGGTGATGGAACTGTTCGCCCAGCGGGTTGCAGGCTACGAGGCGAAGTTGCGCAACTTGCACTCCCATTGCTTTTCCTGCGACACCCCATTCAAAGACGAGCACGGCGATTGTAGCCATTGTGGCAACAAGCTGCGGGGCTACATCCGCGTGGAGCGGATCAACAAGAACCACGCCCAAATGCTCACCCTACTGGACTGCCTGTGCATGGTGGTGCCGCTCACCAACGCACAGGTCGAGCACACCCGCTCGCAGATCATCCGCATGGCAATTGAGCGCCAAGCCTCGATCAGCTCCGACCATCCGGTGGTGGCTGAATTCTGGGAAGTTTACGAATACCTGGAAGGCCTGGACGCCGATGGCCCGGTGGTCAACCACAGCAAGAAAGACCACGTCATCGCCATCAACCTCAACGACTTCGTGAAGTGCGCGGCAGAAAACCGGCAAAAAATCGCCGACGTCAGCGAGCTGCGCGAGCGCCTGAAGGACTCCCGCTCGCGGAAGCTACTCGACGTCAACAAGGCGACTGACAGCGCGGTACGGGCTCACCAGGCCAGTAAGACCAACGCCGTCGTCACGAAGCAACCCATCGTGAAGTGCTGGCACTTCCAGGCCTGATTCATCAGCGGCAATACCTGCCAGGCGCTGCAACGTCTGACACCACCCAAAGGAGAAGCACCATGCACGTACAAGTCATTCACGCGAAGGCCTATGCGCCTGACGACCTGGTCAAAATTCTGGAAGTTAGCGCGGCAACCGATTTTGAAATTCTGGTGCTGGAGTGCAGCCCCGAACAAATCGTCGCCGTCCTGCTGTGGCAGACAGAAACCGAAGAAGTTGCCGAACTTGAAAATGTGCTTGTGCACCTAGTGCGCAAGCAAAAAACAACCGGCGAAAGCCAGTAAGAAGGTGGTGCCGAGGGGCTGCAACCCCTCGACACCGACCACCCAAAGGAGAAGCACCATGCAAGTGAATCAACCCCAAGGCGGCATCGCAGAGGCTAACACAACCCCACTCGCCGTCGGCGACAACGTCAGCTACGTCGCAATAAGCGGTGGTGGTCGGGAATACCGCCTCAGCGCTCTTACAGGTGTGATTGAAGGAATTGATGGGAACGTCGCAACACTGCGCACTGCCAACGGACGGAGTGTTACTCAACCCTTGGACAAGCTGACACCCGACGGCCAGCCCAATGCACTGACAAAAATGTTTATGAGGGGACAGCCATGAGTTCAAGGCCTCGCACCCGCCCGCCGTTAGCCGGTTACCGGCTGGACTTGCCCAGCCGCTGCGATATCTGCGGCAAAGCCCGCTCAAAGGGAAAACACGAGGCATGTAGTCGAATACGCCAGCAGAGCAAGACGGTGGAATGGGCTGCATTCATGGCAGAGCGTGAAGCAGCCAAGCGGAAAAAACGGTGTCGATACGCGCATCTATGAGGATAGTCATGAACACAGCATTTATCCTGATGGCTCAGTACGATGGCCAGGCGATTATCTCGCTGGAGGTGGTGTGCCGGGATTACTTCACGCACCTGACGCCAGACATGTTCCAGCGCAAGGTGATGAGCGGTCAGATCAAGTTGCCCATCACCCGCCTGGAGCCCAGCCAGAAGTCGGCCAGGGGCGTCCACCTCACCGACCTGGCCGCGTACCTGGACCTGCAACGCGCCGCAGCAGTTAAAGAGCACAGCCAGATCAACGGGTTAAAACACGCCTTTTGAGCCATTTCATTGATGCGGCGCCCAGTTGGACGGGCGCCCTCAATATTTTGTCGTGCCACTCCCATCCCAAATAGCGGTCACCCTTGCCACGCAGGTGGGTGTATCGCCGCATCGAATTCCAATCTCGATGGCCGGAAACGCTCGCCACACGCGGGATGTCCCAGCTCATTTCGAACAGGCGACTGATACCTTCATGCCGAAGGTCGTGGAAGTGCAGGTCCTGGATTTCCAGAAACTTGCAGGCTTTCGTCCAGGACGTGGAGATAGATTCAGGACTGTAGGGGAATATATTGTCGCCGGCCTTCGGCATTGTCTGGAGGATATGCCACGCCTCGTCCGGCAGGTAACACCAAACATCGTTGCCGATCTTCTGCCCTGGGTTTTTCATGTCACGCACCAGGACCCGCTGGCCGGCCTCGTCTATATCTGACCAGCGAATTCGGGTTATTTCATCGAGCCGGCGTGTGGAGAACAGGGCGAAACCCACGACCTTCAGCATATTTATGACAGTAGGGCGCCTCACCTGCATGGCCTGGTAGTGCGTCAGCACCTGTCTTAGCTCATCCAACGTCGGCCGGCGGTCACGCTCACGGCTTTTCAGGTTGTAGCCCAGCTTGCGTAACACACGCCGCGCACCGCCCATGGCGAGCGGATCGACTTGGTAGCCCCACGCATCCTTGGCAATTGCCAGCACTGCACCGAGGTGCGCCAAGTCATTGCCAGCGGTTTGTGGCTGAACACCACCGCCCTCTCCGCTCATTCGCCAAAGTGCGTAATCGACCAGACATTGGGTGTTGATATCCGTATCGGTCAACTTGCCCAGGTAAGTCTCGCCAATTGCATTGAGTGTGGCGCGCTTGGTCTTGCCCAACGGCTTGGCTTTCTCCACTTCGACCAGGTAGCGGTCAGTCATCTCTTTGAGCGTGGCGCCCTTGCGGTTTGCGCGCTCAATCGCACCTGGCTCATCCAGCTCCGAGCCGCGCTTGCGTGCCCACGCCTGGGCGGCCTGTTTTCGGGCGAAGGTCTGGCTCTCTTGGTAGACTTGCACTCCGTCGCGCTTGATGCGGATCTGTGCCGTGTAGCTCACAGTCCCATCCGCCAGTTTTCTTGCCCTGATAGTCGCCATATTGAAAGTGGTACGCGTCAGTTTTGAAGTGGTACATCGTACCACCGAGCCTTTAAAAACGCCTGAAAACGCCCGAAAACACGCCAAGAAAACGTTGAGTAAAATGCTAGATAAACAGACCTTTAGCCCCGTAAACGCAAGGCCCACGCTGTCTCGGCGCTTTAGTGTTGCCCCCATGATGGACTGGACCGACCGCCATTGCCGGTTCTTCCTACGCCTGCTCTCCAAACACGCCCTGCTCTACACCGAGATGGTCACCACCGGCGCTATCCTCCATGGCGATCACGACCGCTTCCTGCGCCACAACGAAGCCGAGCACCCGCTGGCGCTGCAGTTGGGCGGCAGTGTTCCGGCTGATCTGGCCGCCTGCGCTCGAATGGCCGAGGCCGCCGGTTACGACGAAGTGAACCTGAACGTCGGTTGCCCCAGCGACCGGGTGCAGAACAACATGATCGGCGCGATCCTCATGGCGCACCCTGCCCTGGTGGCGGACTGTGTGAAGGCCATGCGCGATGCGGTGTCGATTCCGGTGACGGTGAAGCACCGTATCGGCATCAATGGGCGGGACAGTTATGCCCAGTTGTGTGATTTCGTCGGGACGGTGAAGGATGCTGGTTGCACCAGTTTTACCGTGC